ATATCTTTAATCTGTTTAATTTCTTCGTCTGTAAATTTTGTTTCTTCTGCCATTGTGTAACCTCTATTTTATTGTTAATGTTGTATATAAATATATATATAAACTTTTCTAAAAAGTGATTTATTTTGGATTATTTGGTGGGGCGGGGTCTCCATTACCATCACCACCACCAGTACCACCCGATGTTCCCCCAACTTGTTTATCTGTTGCATCACCTTCAAATCCAAATACTATTTTTGATGGTGTCAATTCTTTGGTCATTTCAGATGTTTTTCCAAATATATTATCAGTAAACTCTGGAATCATATATCCTTTAATTGAAAGACTAAATTCATTCTTTATTAATCTCTCACCGTCAGCTGACATTTCTGATGAATCACTTATACTACCATCTAATGATGATAAAAATTTATAATCCTCTGAATCACCGAAATATGTTTCTAAATGTTCAATCCATAAGTTATTAAGTAAATTCATTTGTTCCATATAATTTGTAAACATCATTATAGAATAATTACATACTACAAAGTCTGGCATTCCTGTATAAAGTATTTCTTGAACTGGTTTTTTACCTGTTTGTACTGTAAATCTATCATATTGATTATCTTTTGACCATTTATTGTTTCTCGCTACTTTAATAAACTTACCTTGAACATCATTATCAAATGAAAGAGGCATATCAGGGTTCATAGAAAGATCAGTTCTTCTCATTATGATTAATGGTAACATAACTGAACCATTCTTATCTCTCAATACACCGTTCTTTCTAACTGATTTCCATCTTTCTTCATTCGCATATAATACAGGAACTTTAATCATTTCGTTAGCTTCTCTAACAGTAGGTTTCATTATATTCTTTATGTGATTCATAACAGATGTATCAATATCTTTTAATGTAATGGCGTAATTTTTAGTATAATCTTTTCCTGGATTTACTGAACGAGAACGATTACCTTTAGCTGTATCACCCTTAAATGATTTTTGAGTGGACCTATCAACTTGTGATGTGTTTGTTATGTGTTTATTTGTAATAGGTTTTACAGCCATTATACTTTATCTCCGTTTCGTCTGCGTTCTCGTATTCTCAATGCTTTTAATTTATCCTTTTTAGTCAATACTTTACCTATCGTTACTTCCGATTTAACAGCGTTCATATCAACTTTACTTATTGCTATCTCACGTTGTATATCTACCTCAATAGCTTCTGTTCCAGTTTGAGAACCACTATCATCAATTCTATTACCGAACTTATCAATCTTACCTAACATCTTAGACATCATTTCTTCTAATTTTAAGTTACCATTTTGTTCTTCTTTGGAATAATAAATACCATCACCATAAATATCATCTTCAGGTGTTTCTTTAATATTACCACTAAGTTCTACTTGTACATCTTCTTCTATTGGTTTATAGTTTGGGTCGTGAGTATTAATCTTTGTTATTCTTTTACCTGTTATTCGTTGGACTGCCATTATTTGCTCCGTTCTTCTATTTGTAATCCCGACAATCTGCTTCTATGTGCTTTAACAATTATACTATGTTTAAAGTTCTGATGACCCGCTACTAATTGAGGTTCTGTTACAGAGTTCATTTCAAAATAAATACCATTCCAATCAACAATATCACCAATTTCTGGAAAGAAACCTGCTTCTGATAGTGTTGTTCTGTGGAAGTATAATTCTATAGCTGTATTTACATCTGAACCGAAATCGTTAAATTCTGTTTCTGGTTCAATATAGTTAATAAGACAATTTACTCTAAATCCATCATCATAATACTTTGTTGTAGATTCACCATACATATTTTCTTCTGTATTTTCAATAGATACTTTGTATATATCTACTGTCTGTCCAATTATTTCATCTATGAGTTCTTCGTTAAATACATCAAACAAATTTACTTCTTTTTGGGGAACGAAAAACGGCTTCGTTTCTTGATTTGTACTTGTTCCATTTGAACTTCTACTTGACATCTATATCTCCTAACCGATGTATATTTCAAGTGGTGCTTTGTTCAACACTTGTTGATTAGCTTCTGCTTCTTCGGCTTCTGCTTTTGATTTTTCTGTTAATGACATTGATTCTAAAAATTCTTTTAGTTCTTCTAATAGATTCGTCTTTTCTTCTCTACCTTCAGATTTCAATGATTCACCATCCATTGTTACCTCACCATTTGGAAGTGGCATTGAAGCATATTTACTTCTGATGATACCGAGTAATTCTTTTGATAACGCTAATGTCATCTTTCTTATCCATTGACGACCAGATGAGTTTATCTCATTATATGTTATAGATTTATATGGAACATTACTTGGGTCTGTTACTTTATTCGTTGTATGTGTTCGTGTAGTAGATTTGACTTCACTTCTAATTTGATATTCAAACCATACTTTATCTCCAGCATCTGCATCTTTTGGTCTTGGAAATATTCTTACTTTATTGTTTACCAATTCAAATGAATAATTAGATTTTCTAACTTTATCACTTGTTTCAATAGTCTGCATTCTTGTTATATCATGTGAAATCGGTCTCATTATGAATGAAATGGCCGGTGAAGTTCCCCCCATACCCATACCATCCAACATCTGTTGTTGGTCAAATGAACCAGCGTATGGGTCATAAAATTTAAGTGTTGCTGATGGACCATAATTAAACATTCGTTGGATTTCAAGTCTATCACCTGATTTTTCAAGTGATGAATCATTCTCTAAATCATATTCTTGTTTACTACTTGTAAGAGTAATTGAACCACTATACATTTCAACACTACCACCAACATTAACAGCTTCACCATATTGTTCTGATAAGAATACCGCCGTTCCCATATTTCCATGTTGTACACCTATACTACCAGTTCCCATCATTGAATTTGAATCATTACTCCAACCCGAACCACTTATTTTGTTGTCAGAACCATAAGAGTTCCACATCCAATTCTTTATATTATAATTGTTTATATATTGTGAATATTCTGATACCGCTTCTTCAAACATAGCGTATATAGAACCTGAATCAAATTCAAGTTGCATGACAGGATGTCCAAGTCTACGAGCTACGAATTTACATATACTCAAACTTTCACTTTGAAACGCTATATCAGCGTCATAAAGTCCATATGGTGTTGAACTTGTTACTTGTGATGCTGATGTTGGGTCTGCATATAAATAAGCGAATTTTGACATTAAAATTTCTCCATTATTAGGTATTTCTACTCACATATAAATATCAACAAAAAACAAAAACCCCATCAATTAAGACAGGGTTTTTTGTTTTAACTTTTATTTTATGTTAAATTACACCAAGTTTAAATCCTTGATTGCGATTTTACCATAAAATTCCGGACGAATCATCTTCTTAGCATATCTGGTCATCACGCCTTTACGAGGTGTAAAGTCAGATGGGTCATATACAAGAGGTGTCATAATCAATGGAACATATGGAGCATATACAGCACCTGTTTCCAAGAAATTATTTCCTCTAAAACCAACCAAGATTTGATTTTCAGACATATAAGGATTCTTATATACTGTCCATCTATTTTGTAGTGAACCGATTGCTTGAACACCAGCAGCAAATGATTGTTTATCACCATCTGTTGCTACACCATATCCAGGAATTGATTCAAGGATAGTAGCCACTTTAGGAGATACAACTACAAAGTTAGCACCACCTCTCATAGTTAATTTATGAATTTCATTAGATACTTTTTGTATCTTTGAAACAAGTGTTTGCCACCATTCAAATCGTGTTCCGTAGAATGTTGTAGATACCCAAGCAGCTTCGTCAGTACCAGTACCATTATAGTCTTCACCTGGAGTAACTGACCAATAGTCTTGTGTTACTGCGTCTGCAATCAACATATCAAGAATTTCTAAATCAATTTCTAATGAAATGTATTCAGATAACATTGATGTTAATTCAGCTTCAGCATCAACACTATGATAAGCGTTCAAGTCTTGAGCTAATTCAGGTGTCCATACAGCTTTCAACTTACGAGTCTTAGCAACAATTGCTTGACTTCTTAATTGTAAGTCAACTTCAGGAATTGCTAGTGAATCAGCAGTAGCATCACCACCAGTATCTTCAAAGTCGCCTCTAGCAGATTCAGTTGGTGCTACATTATAAACAAGTTTAAATTCAGCTCCATTCATTGTTTCTTTATCAGCTGCGGAACCAGAGAATATCAGAACAGCGGCACCAGCACTAGTACAAGTACCAAACTGTGGTAATAAATCCCACGAAGCAGCTGCGGCTGAACAAGATACATTAAAAGACCTAATAGCTAATTTATCAGCATCAGTTGGAATTGTAAATGAAGCTTTCCATATATTATTAATAGAAGCTGAAAACTCTTGATTGAAGTTAACATCTTTATAAGATGCTGTTGTAAATGTCGGGCCTAGATCAGATGATACTGCAGTATTAATTGAATAGTTATACCGACCTTCACCATATAAACCACCAACACCGTAAGGAGCAGATGAACCAGATGGAGAGTTAGGACCAGATTTACCAGCGAGTGAATTTACACTACCCCCAGGTACATCAGCATATCCTGCAGTATCTGTACCAAAACCTTCACCTTCTGTACCCGCAGTTGTTTTACCATATTTAAAGTCAAGATAAAATACAAGACCAGATGGTAAGTTCATTGGTTGAACAGACACAAATTCTTGTGCTGCTAATTCACCAAATATTCGTCTTACCAATGGTAAAGCGACACCGGACCATTCTTCTGAACCAGCAACTGCGGTGTTAGAACCACCTGAACCACCACCAGTTGAACTATTTTCTGAAATAAGCTGACGAGCTTGGTTTTCCAACATCGTAGCCATTCCACTTTTTTGAAAATCCTCATTCAAACCATCTAACAAACCTGTTTTATCCCATTTTGAGACAAGAGCTTTAGATTCTTCAGCTTGTTTTTTATAAGGACTAGCCCCTAAAAGGGCATCATTAATATAATCACTCATGATTATTTTCTCCTAATTACTTAATTATACCAGCAAGTTTCTTAAATCTGTTAGCAACTTGACTTTCTTCAGTAATCACTTTTTGTGACTCTTTAGAAGGTTTTGTTGAACTAACAGCTGAACTGGCTGATTCTTTAATGTTATGTTTTCTTGTAATTGAACCATTATCACCGAACTGTTCTGCAAGTGTAGAATAAACAAGTTTAATCTCTCTTGTAGTTTGTGCTCTGTCAAATGTTTCAACTACCTTTAGTTTTTGACCATTATCCAAAGAAAATTCTTTGAACAACTTATTTGTAAATAGAAGTTTTGCATTCAAGATATTAACTTCGTGAAGTTTATCTTTTAAGAAAACAACTGCTTCTTTGTATTCGTCAAGTTCAGCTTGAACAGATGAAACGTCAGTTGATTCTTCAACTTCTTCTTCATCTTCTTCATCGTCACCTTCTTCAAACAAAGATTCGTCAATTTCAAATTCTTCATCTTCATTAACTTCTTCACCTTCAACATCGTCTGTTTCATCTACTGATTCAGCGTCATCTGATTCGTCTGATTCTTCTACTGATTCTTCGTCTGATGATTCATCTTCGGAAAGTTCGTTTTCGAGTTCTTTAATGATAGCTTCTAAGTCAAGTTCTTCCTCAACTTCTTCGTCATCACCAAAGTCCACATCTTCTTCACCTTCTTCACCTTCATCTTCAGCAACTAAAGCGTATGTTTGACCATTCACTTCAATAGTTTCAGCAACTTCTTCTTCATCTTCAAAAGATTCTTCTTCATCAGCTTCTTCTTCGCCTCCGAAATCTTCATCTTCTTCAAATGCAGCTTCAGCTTCTTCTTCATCACCGACTTCATCTTCAGCAGCTTCTTCGTCACCATACTCATCATCTTCTTCACGAAGTTTAGCAGATAACATAGATTTCAACTGAGGTGTGAATGCTTCTTCTAACGCCATCTTTGCGTTTGCCAATGCTGTTTCTCGAACTGCTTTAGCGTCTGCGATGGCTTCTTTTAAAATATCACCCATGATATTTCTCCTCACATTATATATGTTTGTAATATAGTTATTATAAGAACTATAATAAATTTTTCGGTTTGTTTAGACACGGTATAAAGTCCGACCATTGGACCGTGTATTTAAGTTTGTGTATATAAATATGATTTATTAAAGAAAACCGTTAATAAATCTTAATAATCTCTATTATTTTCTTTATTTTGTTGATATTTATGACGAGATTTCTGTAAATTCTTCTTTTCTCGTTTAATTCTTGATGGTTTTTCATAGTATGACCTATTTTTTAATTCTACCATCAACTCACTATCTTTTACCATTCTTTTAAATTTCTTTAATGCCCATTCGACATTGTTGTTTTTCACATCTATCTTTAAACCAGTTAATGGTTTTTGTTTTCTTGTCATATTAACCTCTTACTTGTATTCTATTTTTCATAAACATCCCAATTACTTTATCTAGATGTTTACCTTCTACATCTAATATAAATGTACTACCTTTACCTACACCATAATCGTAATCTTTTCCCATTTTTAATTTAAGTTTTTTTAATATCTTATCAACTTTTAATTTATCAATAATAGGTATTTGAAGTTGAGTTCGTTTTGCTTCCATCAAATCTTTGATTGTTTCTCTGATGACTTGTCTTATTTTATTTTCCATTGTTAAACCAGAAGTTGGATTCCAAATACCAAGTTTATATTTTTTTTCAACTTTTTGTAGTTGTTTAAGTAATGATTTACTATAAACCATAAACCCATTAAAGTTTGACATATATCCAACCGTTTTACCCTTATATAATACATCGCCTTGTTTTGGGTATTTTGGAAAGTCAAGACCTATCTTTTTGAGAAAAGGTTCAAATTCTTTTGGATTAAACCAAATTTCTGCTTCATCTAATCTGACACTCTCATTCTGTTTCATTGATTCCAAAAATTTCTTTGCCATATATCGTTCTTTTTTGTATTCGGCTTTAACCCATTTCTTTCTCATTGATTCGGGCATTTCAGATAAATCAACACCTTCATTGTTTACCATCCACGCAACTCTACGAGCATCAGAATTATAAGTTTTCTTATATCTGTTCTCTTCAAGAGTTTTGAACCACTTTTTGATTTCTTTAACTGTCGTTCTCTTCATTATCTAATCCTTTTTATGTTCTTATTAAGAAGTGTAAGTATTTCTATTAATTTTCTAGCACTCTTATGATATTTTTTACCCCACTTCGCGGCTTTATCTTTATTTAATTTCTTTACATTATCTTCTAACTCATTAAATAAATCTGCCAAGACAAAACCAACTTTATCTTCTGGAGTATAGTGTAATTCATTTAAAAGCTCTTCCTTAATAATCTCTTTTAATCTATTCTTTGTTAGTTTCATTGGTATTTCTCCGATTAAAAATATTTAGCCAAATCAATTGCACCCTGAATTGCACCAAGTAGTTCTTTTTTATCAACACCTTTAAACATTCTATCTTTCATTACGAGTTTAAGAATAACTTGTGGTTTTTTCTTTTTGTTCTTCTCCACAATACCTTGTAAGACATCAAATTGGTCTGATGATAATCTACCACTACCTTCGTTTAGGTTTTTGATTTCTTCTCGTATGATTTCTTTTAATCTATTCTTTGTTAGTTTCATATTAATCCCATTCCCTTCCGCCTTGTTTTAAGTAATCAGAAAAACCGCTTTTATCTTTTTTAAGATTTACTATACCGCCTCCAAACGAAACAACACTTTTCCTACCATTTGATAACAATACTTCAGCTGCATCTGGTGTTACATTGGGTTTCAATTTAATCAATTTATATGCATTACCACCAAAGAAAAATGTTTCACCCATTTTTACATCTTTTAATTTCTTTGGTTTGGGCATTTTACTCATTCTTTCCTTCTTCTAAATCTTCAGTTATCAACATCGCCTCCGAAAGGCATCCTCGTGCAATACTTGTATGACTATCTTCAACTATTTTTATTTCACTAATTTCAATAGGAAATTCATCCTGATTAAACTGTTCTTTTACTATTTCTAAAAATCCTTTAACTAATACACTACCACCACCAAATACGATTGGAACTGGCTTTGGAAACTGTGGTACAGTTTCTAAATTATTAAACTGATTTGTTAGATTCACAAATAAATAGTTGATAAGTGCTAAATAATAACTTCTAATAGCATTTATGATATTGTATTCTTCTGAACCTTCTTGGTAAATGTCGTTTATTGCTGATTTCCTTAAATCCAATAATTGTGAATTTTCTTTGGTAGATATTACCTTCGTAATAGTACATCCACAATCCATAGCAACATTTTGGTCAATCCAATCTCCTCCTCTTGCTACAGAAAAAGAAAGTGATGACATACCAGCGAACATTACGGCAATATTTGCCATCCCAGCACCAACAGATATAGCAATACCAGTTAAATCATCATCAACTAACGATTCATATGCCAATGCCACTCCTTCCTCTATTACATGAGTATCATATCCATATCCCTCAATAATCTGTTTTAGAACATCTTCGTGATATGATACTTCTCTTGTTTGGTCAATTGGTTTAGCGGGTACACAATATACACATACTTCATCTTTTTTTGCTTTTCCTAATAATTCACCGATGATTGCGTTCAATACTGGTAATGCGTCTTTCTCTTTTGGATTTAATAATCCAGATTGCATTGGTCTTTTTAATTCTGTTGTTGAGAAGATTTGAGCATAGTTAAATGCGTGTTGTCCAACAATGTGAACTTTACCCGCTTTTTCAACGAATGGTATTTTTTGACGCTTCAACATTCTTTTCACTTGTGCTGCATCACCATCTACTGTCAAGAAGACATTTCGTTGTTTTTTTATACTATTTTCTTCTGCGGTTATGTAGTATGATGTCCCACAGTCAAGTCCTTTTGCCATTATTGTACCTCCTGTAACTTTTTCATTTTATATTTAGTTCCTTCTATCATTTATTTGTTCTTTATCTCCTCAAACTTTTCAGTTTATCTTTTTGGGTTTTTACTTTACCCTTTTTGACTTCATCTGATTTTAAATCTGATACATCAGCTTCTGTTATACTAATCTGTTTCTTTATGTCCACTTCAATTGGACCTAAATCTTTTTTCACCTTTTTTGTTTCAGTTGAAGGATTATCAACAAATATTGTTTCTTGTGATAATCCCCCAACGTGTCTGACGGGAAACCAGTTTAAATTCTTTTTTACCCACTTTAACAATAACCACATAACCAAGCCCGCTTCCGTCATAATAACCGTTACTGTAACAATGTTGGTGATGGTTTCACCAAAATTAAACCAAAATAGTTCTTCGTTAAACATCTTATTTATTCTTAATCATATCCCCAAGTGAAGGAATACCATTCACAACATTACCAATGTCTTTCAATCGTTTTACTGGTCGTCTGTCTAATGCTTCTTTTGTTGATTTCATTGCTTTTGTGATAGCTTGTCGTTTCTTATGTAAATACTCATCACTATCATCGGAATCACCATCGTTATCGATGTCTTTATCTTCTCTATCTTCAAAGTCATCTTCTGGTTCAACTTCATCTTTATCAACAGCGTCTAATGCTTCGTCTATTTCGTAGTATCTGTTTAAGACATGACCTATATCTTCATAAAGACCTGTTAGTCTTTGATTTAAGATATGTGCTTCTTTTGCAGTTTTTTGAAATTCAACAACACTACCTTTAAGTGATTTCATATTCTTACTTACTGAAACTTTATCAAACCAATCGTCTGTTTCTGATAAGATATGTGAATGTGCTGATTCAGCAATATCGGATAGTTGTTTTGCTATTTCTGAAATATTACTATTGTTGTAAAGAGATTTACCAATGTGTCCAAAGTTTTTTACATTTTCAGACACTTGATGTCTGTCTATCTTTGGTTTAACATCTTCAAATGCTTCACTCAATATGTCTTTTAGTTTTATTTTATTACTCATTGTAGTTTCTCCCTACTTTTTGTTTTTCTTTGAATTTTTTCCAAGTTGACCACCACCACCACCACCAAATCCTAGATTAGCGTCTATGTAAGCTTGGACTTGTGCTTTCTCAGCAGCTGATAAATTCGATATTGATGTATCAAAATCAGATGATGCTGTATCGTAATCTGCTTTTGTACTATCTCTTGCAGTTTCTGCTGAATCTCTGGCTGATACTTTTAATGTATAATCTGGATTTGTTGAATATCCCTTACCTTTTGATTTACTATAATTATATTTACCTTTACCAGCTGATTTTCTGAACTGTTTGTTTGTATCAACTGCGGCTGCTTTTGTAACATAGTCAGCTTTAGCATCATTCCAAGTATTTAATTTTGATGTTTTAGCTGTTTGTTTTGTATCTCTTGTTGCTTTTTTTGATTTAACATTTGAAGCTTGTGCTTTTACACCTTTTATTTGTTTTGATCCACCCAAAGTTCCACTAATCTCTCGTAAAGATTTAATTTCTTCTCTTATCATCTCTTTTAATCTTGTTTTTGTCAATTTCATTTTATTTTCTCCTAACTTAATGAATTTAATTTATATGATTTCAGTTGATTTCTATCTACCACTTCAATTGATTTAACACTTGGTATCTTTACTTTTTTTAATTGCATATGTAATTTTGTTGTATTTTTTAACCTGTACTGGTGTAATTTTCATAATTATTTCCCTATCTAGCAAATCTTAATTCACCATCAATATAATTCAATAACTCTTTGTTACTAATTCCCTTACTTTTAATATTTTTAGTTAAAAACTTATCCTTTAATACTATTTTTAAAATATCCTTTGGTTTTTTGTTTTTGTTTTGCATTACAATACCACCAAATACATCAGATTCATCTCTACCGAATTTACCAATACCGCCTTCATTTAACTTCTTAATTTCTTCTCTAATGATTTGTTTTAATTTACTTTTTGTTAGTTTCATTTTTTATTCTCCAACTAATTTATAGTCATTTGTGTCGTTTATGAATATTGATTTATCACACCCACAATCAGGGTCATCATATTGTATTTCTAAATCTACTTCTTTCATATCTTCTGTATCATTAATAAATATCAACTTATCTGCATATTCAGGATATTCATCAAATACATATTCCATTTCAACCAACATCATTTCTACTTCTTGTAGTGGTGTTAATTCTTCACTAAATTTTATATTATCTTCATTTCTTTGGACTTGGTCTTTCAATACACCTTTTGCTTCTATTGATGGATAGAATGGACCTGAAAATAAATCATCAATATCTTGTCCTTTTCTTCCAACGAACCCACCAACTGATCCACCAGCTGATGCTTCATTTAATAATTTATATATTTTTTCTTCAAATGTCATATTCTTATCCATTAAAAAATGCTAATTTAACAATTAAACTTATTGTAGCTGTAAATAAAATCCATAATGCTTTATTCACACCAAATTGCCAGTTTAATAAATTTCGTATATGTGAAAATCCACTTTCAACATCATCGTTTCTTGTTTCCCAATATTTACGAACATCTGAATTTTTATTAACTCTTATCACGACACCATCATCAGGGTCAAGTAATTGTTTTTTAAGGTCTCGAATATCTTTTTTTAATTCTTTTTGGCCATTCTGTAAATCATCTACTGACTTAGCTAATAGAGTTAATTCACCATTTGGCATCTTCTTTCGTAAATCTTCAATTTGTTCTAATATTTCTTTATTTGTGGCCACAACCTAGACTCCTATCGTTACATGCTCTAATCATTTCTTTCATATCATTCTTCATAACACTTTGATTGTAATTTATATTTCTAAAATTACTATTAATACTACTAACAACATAACTACTATTTTGTGGTAACTCTTTTTCAATAGATTTTAGTTCCTGTATTATTTGTTCATTAGTAACTCTCATCATATTCTCCGTTATTTCCATTTACGGGTTGGCATTCCCTTTTTGCCTTTATAATATCTTCTAAATCCGTTTTCTACTCTTTCATCCATTAAAACAGATTTCATAAAATTTAATTCATCTCCTGATGCTCTTCTTATATCTCCCCATCTGACAACTCTCATCACATCAAAGTAATCAGCTTTTCCTGATTTGGCTAATTGTAACCAATCCTTTATTAAATTATACTTTACTTTTTTCAACATCTTTGAATGTTGTTTAAGTTGTTTTTCAACTATCGCTCTCGCTTCTTTTGATGTAAATCCTGGTGTGGACATTTGTAGTTTATTGGTTTTTTTCTTAATTACATCATAGTTACCTTCAATATCTGTATTAAATGTATCACCGGCATAACCAATAGTAGAAGCTTCTCTAATAGTATGTCTAATCAATTGTCTTAATTTTTGTTCAGTAAGTTTCATCTTACTTTTTTTCCTCATACTTAGCTAACGCATCCCACATTTCAGCAAAAGCTCTAATACCATTTCTTGATGATTTCTTCCATTCACCTTTCTTTGCGTTCTTCAATAAGTCAATAGACATCTTTTGAACTTTCTTCTTTAATACATCATAAGGATATACACCGACACCTTGAACTTGTATTTTGTCTGAAGCTTCATCTATCTTGAATGGTGGTCTATTACTATCTGTATAGACTTTTCCTAATTCTAAATCTTTTATTAAGTCTGTGAGTTTCATTACAGTTTGTTACTCATTTTGATTACTTGACCAATGTCACTAACAGCTTTTTGAGCTTTCTTTATACTCTTAAATAAACTGGAACTATGTCTTGATGATATATCTATTGATTTAAGTTGTTCCAAATTTCTTACAAGTGCTTTAACTTGTTTTTCACCTGGTTTTACTTTCATTTTAGGAGCAGCTTCTTCAATGTTTTGAAGTTCTTCTCTAATCATTTCTTTGAGTTTTGCTTTTGTTATTTTCATTATTGTAATTTATCCATCATTTTAAAGAAAAACTTATAAAATCCTTCCACATTTTTCTTATATTGTTTATTTAATTCTTTTGCGTGTCTCCCCAAACCTTTAGATTTAAGTAAAGATTCCATATCATGAACTGCATCCCAAAAAGCCCCATATGTTTTTTTAATTTTGTCATATTGCCCAGCATAATCAGCTGCAGGACCCTCATTCAACAATTCTTCTCTAATCATTTCTTTGAGTTTTGATTTAGTTAGTTTCATTTATTTCACCTTCCAAGCTTTTTCATAATCTTTCATTATTTTTTTAAGAGTTTTATCAACACTCTGTTGCCACTTAGTTAATGCTTTATGTCTGTTCTTATATGTATAATGACCACCTGGACTATCATATTCTATACTGTCCGTATCAGTTGAACCCCCTGCTAAATAATCTAAATCATCTTTGGCACCATCCAAAGCGTCTTTAGCTTTTTGTATTGGGTCAGCTAAATCTATATATTCATTTAATAGTTCTTCTCTAATCATTTCTTTTAATTGTGATTTAGTTAGTTTCATTTTACAAATCTCCATACACCTTGAGCCATTTTTTTCAATGGCATTTTTTCAAATTTCTTTTGTAATGCTGGATTCTTATCATAAGCACTGTGTATTCTTAATATCAAATTAGCAGTTTGTACATCTACACCCTTTTCGTGTTGATGATTCTTTACAATTCTTTTTACTACATCTATTGCAGATTCTTTTTTTTCTGTAAGTTTTCCTTCTCCGAGTGGTCTAATACCAATATTTAAGGAACGAGGTGGAGATTTATCTAATTCTCGTTTCAGCATCTTTATAGCCATCTCTTTGTTTTTAACTACAGTTAAAGTTTTATCAGTAGCTCCATCATAAACAATCCAAGTACCCTCCAAAGCTTTATCCCATCTATCTTGACTGATGTTCTTTTCAGTAAGTTTTCCTTCAAATAATTTTGATATTTCTTTACCATCTATATAATCTGGTAACCACTTATCTAATGATTTTGGTGTTACTCCTCTACCTCTAAACTTTTTGATAACCTTTTCAGAGAAACCCTTACCAGCTTTGTTCCAATACTTACTTTTCATCATTCGTTTAGCGATTTCAAATGGTGGTAAAGATTTATTTACTTCTGTAAGTTTTCCTTCTTTAATTCTATTCTTTGCTAACATTGATACAAATTTTATATCAGCATTCGCTAATTGTTTCAATTCGTCTTTAGGTAGCTTCTCTAAAAACTTAATAAATTTCTTATAGGTAGGTGAAGATGGATCCAGTTTATTAAGACTTCCATACCCCAATTTCAAAAGATTCAACTGTTCTTTTGAAAACTTACCTTCTTTAAGTTTTCCTTCTTTCACATTTTCTGCTGTATGACCAATCCAAGACATCGCTTCAGCTTTTGAATGAAATACTGAAATTACATTTATCTTTTTACCAATTGAAATTAATAGATAAACCCATTTCTTTGGTTTTTCATCACCACCCCATATTGTATATTCTTTTGCACTTCCACCAGAATATTCTGGAATCTTGAACAATGATACTTTACTTCCGTTACTTGCTGTTTTTTTCTTTATTGGTTTTTGAGTTTTTGACCATTTAGCAAATCCTTTTACACCGGAATCAAAATTCTTACTACCTGATTGGTCTGTAATCCACCCTCTACCTCTAACTCTTGTTGTTTGACCACTATCTGGTGAATAAGATAACCATAACATACCGTTTAGCATATATACTTTTTCTTCTTTGGCTTCGTTGAGTTTTGATTCTTTAATACTTTTATTATATGGTTTTTCATTCCAAGATGATACTGCTGATATTGCAACATTATCGTATTTATCACTATCTACAATTTTATTCATTAAGATGACTGCGGCTCTGTGACTTTTCACAGCTTTAATTACTTTGTTATTTCCACTACTATCTTCTGTATAAACGACCCATTTACCAGGTTTAGCAGCTTCACTCAAAACTTCCCGTATCATTTCTCTCAATTTTTGTTCGTTCATATCGACATTCTCCGATGTTTTCTTTTTCAGTCGTGATTTCTCTTTACGACCTCTGTTTTTGGATTCGTCTTCAAATCCAGCAATTTTTCCACCTTTATGTGATGCATCTTTACCATCACCGTTTCCGTAAGTACCTTTTTTTCGATTGTACTTGTTTAATTCTGCTCTATATTTTTTAGATTTCGTAGATGACTGAAATTTCTTATATTCATCTTTGTAATCTCGTTCTTTAACTTCAGTTTTTACCTTATTAGGTAATCCCTCATGGTCAGTTTCAGCATAATCTTCAACATCTTCTGGATTCATCTGTTTAGCTGCATCTTTAACTGCTTTTGATGGATTTTTCAATTCACCTTTTTGGTATGACCGTACCATACCCATAAATCTTTGTTGTGATTTAGAAGATGCCGGCATTTACTTAATCAGTTTAATTAACCAGTCTTCAACATCATATTTATCAATCTTAAATGAAAATCCACTTGATATACCTCGATATTCTGAAAAATCAGCGAACTTTAATTTCTTCTGTAAATGTTTATTTAATATACTCCAAACTTTATCTTTATCATCTACCATTTTTGTTGGAATAAAATTTAATACCAATCCATCTTTTACATTAATACTTACAACAAATTTAACACCACCAATGGATAGTTTTGCTTCATTAACTTGAAATGGTGGTTTATCCTTATCGGTATAAATCTTTCCTAACTCTACATCACCAAACTCTTCTTTAAGTAAATCAGATACAGAGGGTTTGGGTTGTTCTGGAACAACTTTCTTTTTTGATTGTTTCTTTGGAAATCCTAACATATCTCTGTATTTCATTCTTACTCTCCTCTGAATATATCGTTTATGATACTTTCAATTTTACAATCGACTGTACAAGTTTTCTTTTCAACACCTTCTTTAATCGGTGATAGGAAAGCTCCGTGCGTTGATGGGTTTGATACAAAGTCAAATGCAATCAATTCAAAGTCAGGTTGAACTTCAACAGTATCTTCTTCACCACCATCCTCATTTACTTCTTTAACTGAACCTAAACCACGAGATGATATTCCGAGTTTAATTCCACTTTTAAATAATTCTTTTAAGATATTTCCACTTGGTGTTCCTAATACTTCAACCGTTCCAACTAAATCATCACCATTCCAATGCATTTCCATAATGTTATGTGATACATTGTTTAAGTTTACGACTGATGAATCTGGATGGTCAAGTTCTCCGAGAGCCCGTCTTTCTTTGATTTGGGTAGCTGTGTATTTCTTTGCTTCTCTCATAAGAGTTTCCTTTGGATATACTCTTTTATTTTGATTAATCGCTTCTGCTCTTTGAAGAACTCCCTTCACTATCAATTTACCATTTGTTTTAATGGATTCATTGATTTGTTGTTCATTTATTTCAAATGGCAGACAATCTACTATTAACTCTCTATTCATTATCATTTCTCCAAAATATTTGTTTTGACATTTTAATATTCTCCCTATGCAGTCATATCTAAATAGCCCCAAGCGCTACCATCATAGATATAAATTCTTCCATTAGTTTGTTCTGTACTATAAGTCATTGTACCCTTTGCTGGTTTAGTAACTTGAGCTGCAGTGTCTGTAGCAAATACTGGAATATGACTTGTACTTGGATAAGTTATACCAACCGCTACTTGTTTTTTTGAATTATCTGGGTCCTGTATATAAGACATTGTTTATTCTCCTACTTCCATGAATTTCGTTTAATCCAAATGTCACGATAGACATCTGGAATATCAAATCCTAATTCTATTACCTTAGTATCTAATTCTGCTTGGGTATCACATTCATAAGTGTTGTGATTGGTGCTTGTTACACCTGTATATTCACCGTATAATAGTATTTCATCAACTCTTTTATGAATTACTTTTAATTTGTCATACATAACTTCCCTTAGTTTAATTGTTGTTTCATCTTGTTTAGTTAATTTAGTCATTATTTATCCAATCGTTACCACTTAAAATTTCTAAAATCTCCGAATGAGAATAAGTTGTTATACCATCAAATACTTCGGGAGTGTCTCCATCCCATTTAAGTATTGCTTTTGTGTTATCTAATGACTTTCTAAGTGTACTTACACTTGTCTGGATAGATTTTGCTACTAAATTTTCTAATTGGTTTGATGTATAATCAGCAAGGGTTATAATTGCCCATTTTCTATTGTCGTACATTATGGTGTATTCTCCTCTATATCTCCTGATACCATATTTATCATTGTTCCATCATTACCTACTCCTGAGTTATCTGTAATGGTTGGATGTGTATCGTCATCCCCCATTCTCCACCAGCCGTGTAAATTAGCAAGTTCTGATAAATCATTTGGTTCCCCATTATTATAAAGACTTGTTACGTCAGCCGATGAAAGTGCTGCATTAAATACAGATACCTCATCAATATATCCTATAAAAGGTCTTCCCAATGAACTGATATAGAGATTATCTGAGCTGGCACGGTCAGTTAATAAATTATCTGAATATGTAGATGTCGTTGCTGTATTTGCATTAAGATACATACTAAAAGTCTTTGTTGATAAATCATGCGATATAACAAAATGATTCCACTCATCATTACTGGGAGCAGGACTGAAATCTTCAACATAAACATTAGCAGCATCATCCTTGTATAATAACCTGTTATAAGCAATTTTTAATCCGTTTTGATAATTAGAACCTATACCGAGTCCTGCCCACGAATCAACATTAGCATTATCTGCATTCATCCAGCAACTAATACTAAAATCTGCATCCATAAAATTAGTTATAGATATATCCACATATTCATCAACACCCTCAAAGGCAAGTGAATAATCATTAGTGAAAGAAGATATAAATTCTGATGCTCTATAACCCCAGGCAGTGCCATCATAAATAAAAACTTTATTACTTTCCGTACTATAAGTCATTGTACCTGGTGCCGGTTTAACAACTTGAGCTGTCACATCAGTAGCAAATACTGGAATATGACTTGTACTTGGATAAGTTATACCAGCTGGTACTTGTTTTTTTGAATTATCCGGGTCCTGATAAAACATTGTTTATTCTCCTACTTCCATGAATTTCGTTTAATCCAAATGTCACGATAGACATCTGAAATAACGTCTCTAATTAATTTTCTTATTATATCTATATCCTTTTTATCTAATTCTTCTTTAACAACAGAATAACCGAATACATTAGGTTTTTTATGTCCCTTTGCAAATCCGGCTTTTCGTTTCTTTTTTCCATCACCTTTTCCAAATGCATTTGGTGTCGAATAACCATCAGCATCAGTAGTTGTTGTTATTTCTTCCAACTCATCTTCATCTTCGAGTGGTTTTTCGTATCCAGGTGCACCCGATGTACCAGAGATTTCTTTCTGTAAGATGTGTCGTATTAGTTCTCTTAACTTACTTTCGTCCACTGTTCTTCAACTGTTTTGCTAACTCGTAATATCTCATTAACTGAACTACAGCGTCATCTTTAACGCTCTGTGAATTACCGACATCACAGAATTTATCAACTGAATTGATAGCTTCTTTTAACTTAATTTTAACAACTTTATCTTTTAGATTTTTACTATTATCTTTAAGTTCTTTTTTGATGTTGGGGATTTCACTTTCGATGTATTCTTTAAGTGAGTTGGTATTTGATACATTGTTGATATAAGCTTTTAATAAGTTCTTTTGTGGGGAGTTTAAGTTTGAGTATTTTTGATTGAACTTTTCAAGTAATGTCTTATATGTAAGTATTCTCAAATCTTCGTCATCCGGAAGAGCCGTCATTGTTTCTGATAGTTTGATTTCACTCTTTGTTGTTATATGTTCAACAAGATTAAAGTGAGATTCAGTTTTCTCATCAGGTGATAATGAATCAGAGTATTCAAATAGTTTAAAAGCAGATGCATAAATCTTATAGTTATCAACTTTTGAAGATATGAACTTTTGCAAGTCATAGTGTTCACTAATTGTTTTTATTAGATTATATTTTTCTCGTCTTAATGAAGCATTGTTTAACTTATGTCTTTCGTTAATTACTTCATTTATAAAATAATCAGCCTTTCTATCATCACCGAACTTCTTGTTTATAATGATGTTATATAGTGCTAATTCTTTTCCTAACTCTGTGTTTTCATTGAATTTATTCTTTACTATGGCAACAGCTTTACTTCCGTCTATCTTATTCAAGACATCAGAAGTAATTTGTCGTAGTAAAAATTCAAACAATAGGCCGCAATTACGCAACTTATTATGCTTTACTTTACGCATATTCATATCTCCGTTTTATTTGGATTCCAACAATGTATAGTTTTTCATATATAAATATAAAGTTTTTATAGTTTATACTATATTTATTCACTTGTTTCTTCTTCTATTATGTTTTCTTCACTTAAAATACTCTTATTATTAGTGTTCTTACTAAATCTTTGTTTTAGTTGAGATAATAAACCTTCACGAGTTACAAGAGTTGAACCTTTTGAAGTAGCTAATGGTGAACCACCTTTGAACTCTCGTTTTCCATATCGTTCTCGTTCATATTTGGTAGCGTCTTTTATATCATCTAAACCATACTCGTTTCCGTATTCTTTTTCACCAGTTCCCTTCCGTCTATCACCACCCCAAGAACCTTTACGAGCCATTTCTAAATCTTCATCATCTCCAGCTTTCTCTCCGGATTCTGCTGGGTCGTTACCTTCAGTTTCAATTTGTTCAAATCTAAAGTTTTGTTTTCTATCTTCAATAATACCATCAAATACTTTTTCTTTATCACCTTGATTAAATTCAAATATATTATCATAAATCCACTCTCTTGATAATAGTTTGTTTTCGATAAGTGAGTTGGCAATATCAACTTGTTGTGATAATAATTCAAGTTTCTCTTGTTCGTGAATCATAGATGGATTCTGTAATTCTAAATCAAAGTTGATGAGTTCTGCATCTTCAAATCCTTGTGAATATAGATGAACGATTGCAATCTTCGATAGTTCAGCTACAACAATCTTTTGAAGTCTTTCGATTGTTCTTGCAAATCTAACATCTTCAGCTGCTAATGTTGCTTTACTACCAACATTTTCTTCGTATCCAAGAAATGCTTTTGGAACTTTTAAAGCTGCATGTAACTTGTTTCTTAAATATTCAATATCATCAATAGCACCTTCATTTGTTAATCCTTGTAAGGTTTCTATTGCTGTTCCACTGTCAGAACCACGAACTGGAAGATAATAATCTTCTGTTGTTGATTCTACATTATATCGTAAGTTGTAATCTCCCGTTGCCTGGTCAATTACTGGAATCTTCTTCATCTTACCTATGATTTTATTCATAAAGTTTTCTACTTCGTTTGGAGGTATGTTTCCAATATCTACTTTAAATATTCTTTTTTCTGGTGCTCTCATAATTCTATGAATTAACATAGCGTCTTCCATAAGAGTTAATTGTTTAAATACTCTACGAGCTCCTTCTAACATTGATTTACCGTATGGTAAGAAATTAGAATCTGATACTAACCTGAAATGAGCTACTTCATAATTTTCTTTAACTTCTTTGTTACCACCTTCTTCAATTTCAAATTGAACTAATTTTGGATTTTCTGGGTCGTGGTCTTCAAGTCTGAATACACCATACGATGACAGTGGTTTAACATTAACAATACCATACTTATCTACTATATCCAATGATAAAAAGAAATCACCATATTTTGTTAAATTTCTCATCCAAGACCACAGATTAAACTCAATATTGATTATATCATAGAATAAGTTATGTAAGATGTCGTGAACTTTTGTATTGTCTGTTTTGATTTTAAGAATTTGTCCTTCAATGTTATCAATCGTTGATTCATCTGAATAGATGTCAAGGGCAGATGATATAATTGGGTCGGCGTCCATAAGTTCATAATCTCTGAATAGTTGATTACGAGCTACCTCGTACGCGTTTCGTTGATTCTCTTTACCCGCCCAGCCCATTTGTTTAGGATTACCGTGTATAAGTCTATTATATCTATCAACAAAGTTATTTACTAATGATGTTGATTGACCGAAATCTACATCTTTAACTTTTAATTGTCCACTATCAGTTTTTCTAACAATTATGTTTGATTGAAATAGTTTCCCTAATCTTGTTAATATATTTTCATTTTGTGCCATTATTTACCTCTTATTTAATTAACCATGATAGGTCTTCTTTTTCACCGCGTACTTCCATTTCATATGGATTTTCTTTCGGGCCTCCAGCTTTACCAAATTGAAAACCGGAACTAAAATCTGTGTTTCCGTTCATATTCAACATAGAATCCATCATAGCTCGTTGGTGCTTGTCTTTATCAGTTTTCAATCGTAGTGCAGTATCTCTAACCCACAATGTTATTGAATATGACATAACCAAATCATCGTTGTAACCTTGCATCGCTTCTGGTTTTGAATTATGATATATAAATGTAAATAATTCTTCAATCAGTCGCGGTGATTTTATTTTTACCATCTTTTCACGAGTGTATTCTTCCATCTTCGCTATAATCAATGGTCTTGTTTTTACTGTCGTTGAAAATCCTGGTACCATGTTTTTGTCTTGATTTCTGTACTTATTTGATACCATTTGATGTTCTACATCAACAACTTGTAAATCTTTTGACATATAGAATAAGTTCTTATATCCTCTGTCTATAATAGTTTGTATTGTCGCCCAACCGATGTTATTGTTCTCAACTACGAGTAAGGCATCGTTATATTTTGTCGATAATTCAATTAAGAAATTTCCATAATCTGTTGTTCCTAATTGTCCTTTATATTCGGCAACTTGTTTCATATCTTCTACTTCAAATACTTGTGTCGCTGAGAAATCACTACCATCTCCACGAGCTACATCAGCTACTACCATATATTCTTTTGAATAATCCGGATAATCCCATATCCATAAATTTTTGTCTAAACCTGCTCGTTCCATCGGGTCAACAACCATTTCTTCTTTATACCATTGTAGAATTTGGGGGTCAACAACTGATTCACCAGAGGTGAGAAAGCTAGCATCACATTCTTGTGCAGCTTTTGATGGTCCGAGAACTCTATCTTGGTCATCTCTCCAAGTTTGATTACGTTCTGGATGAACTGACCAGTGAAGTTTAAGTGTATGAAAGTCGTTATTTCCGTCAATTGCGTCAACCCATTGTCTGTGAAACCAATTACCTACACCATTTGGAGTTGAAAGTGTAATACAATCACCACCAGTTGCTAGTGTTTGTTGTGCAGCGGTCCATATTGAATCTGCATATTCTATAAACGCCGCCTCGTCAAGAATTAAAAGTGATAGTGCTTCTGAACGACCAGCTTCTTGTGTTGCGGCTACTGCTTTTATTTGTGAACCATTAGAAAATACTAATGAAAGTTTGTTATCCTCTGTTACTTTTGTTTTTAACCATTGTGGTAAACCTGCATACATAACACGAACTTTTGTTACGAGGTTTTTTGCAGTATCTTTATCTTTTGCTATACATAAAATATTTTTGTCTGAATTAAATAACATTAACCATAGAGAATAACCGGCAGTTAATGTTGATATACCTAATTGTCTTGATTTGAGTATGATATTATAACGATGTTCTTTAAACTCACTCAACATATTCTCTTGGAAATCATATAAATCAAATTTAATTTTTCCTCGTTTTGGATGTTGAATTGTACAATACTTTTTCATAAAGTGAACTGGGTCGTTTACACACTTAGAGTATTCTCTTTTTATTGCAGTTTTAAGATTTTGAGAATTATTTGCCATATTATTTTATTTGTCCTACTGCCCATATTGGAACTAATATTGATAAGATACCATAAGAATACCAAAGATATTTATTATCGTACCATTTGGGTTTTATGTTTTTTATCATATCATTCTTCAATTCAATTTGTTCCTTATAGTTTTCAATTATACTACTATCAATCTCTGTTTGGTTTATATACATATATATCTGTTCATTCAAGTTTTCAATAATTTTTTGATTAGTTGAATCAGCATTTTCTAACTCTTGTATTGATTGATACAATGTTTGAACTTCTTCCTCTGTAAACTCGTATGTTTTTTGAGGAAGAAGTATTGAAATGACTAATAATATTGATAGTATTTTATTGAACATTAAGGTTTTTTCTTCATCAACATCTGACTTGACCCTTCTATTGTACCACCCTTTGTACTATATGGATCACCATTTATCATAATTACATTTCCCGCGTACGGTTGTCCGTTGGATAGATAATATCTTGATACAGTAGGTCTAACTTGTTGCCTAATTCCAGTCTGTCTTGGAGTAGCTCTTCTTGTTCCAGTTTGTCGCCCTCTATTTCTATTAACTACATTAGCACTTCGTTGTGTTCTATTACTTGAAGTGTTGCCTGGTGGTAAATTAGAATCAAATCCCGGTAAACTTGGGTCATTATGTGGATTTAGTCTTGAGCCATGTCTTGGCATTTTATTTCTCCTACTTCTTCTTATCTTTTAAATATTTTTTAAGAAAATCAGCTGCTTCGTCTGATGATTTTCTCTCTACACCAAATTGTTCTCGTTGTTTTTTAATTTCTTCAAGAGCCTTTTTCTTACTTTTAAGTGTTTTCTTTATACCATTTTTTTCTTTTTCTTTTGCCTTTAAATCCTTTTTAACCTCCTTCAGTTTCTTATCAATTCCTTTTACTCGTTCAGATGTACGACCGGAATCTTTTCCACTAAAGAAGGCAAGAAGTATTCCTCCAGCAAATGTGAAGAAAGCTAAAACATATTTCCATAACTTTTTCATTCTACTTTTTACCGAAAGGTAGTTTGTCGAATACTGGTTTTAATATCGCGTCAAAAAGAATATCATCATATGGTCAAGGCGTTAATTTTACAATCTTTTCTAACGCATAAAATCCAATTAAAATATATTCCCAGTTTGCTAAAATCCATTCACTCATTGTACTTCTCCTGTTAAGAGTTTTTCTTTATTGACATTTCTACATTAGCGTTGGCCATTGCATTGGCTACACTCATATCAAAAATCTTTTCTTGTTTCATTTTTTCTCGTTCATCAATCCATTGTATTAAATCATTTTCAATAGATACCATATTTTTTAATTCTTTTAATCTTCTGTATGCAAACCATCTAATCCATTTGTCGAATTTTAAATCCATTTCATAATTTAATTGACAATGATAACATCTACCATCTGCTTTATGAGTATCTTTATCCCAATTCTTTAATATACCTTTTTCACAATCTTTACAGGTAGCTTTGAAAATACCAACTGATGCTAACTTATTGATTTTAGACCTATATCCTTCTTTTTGTTCCCATTGAACACCGTCTGAATCAGTCCATATATCACCAACTTCTCGTTTTTTCTGAACCCCGTCATATCCAGATTGAATTTTACTACCGTAAGTTCCATCTACCATTGATTGTACTTTTTCTAAATTTTTACTATATTGCTTTGCCATCTTTACCTCTAATTATTCATATATAAATATAATAAACTTTATTAAAACACTAAAAGTTCATTAAACCAGCTATTTGATTTGCCGGTGCAAATGCTCCTGTGAACTTGTAAGTGTTTCCTTTATACTTAAACACTATTCCCTCACTCGGAACAATCGCTTTAAATCCACCGATTGCGTTTAATCTATCCATCTGAACATTTAATGTGTTGAGTTTCTTTAAGTCACCACCCTTTTTAACATCTGATACTGCCTTATCAATTCTATTCTTTATTCCTTGTACTGCTTTGTCTGGATTGGCCGCTATAAATCCACTCATATTTTTCATTATTTCAGCACCGACTTCAAAGAATAATATTTCAAATGGACGCATGTTAGTTTTAACTTGTTTTGCGTGGTCTTTCTTATCAAATGATAATACCCAATCTAAAAACTTTTCATCTTCAATATCATTCTTAATCATTGGTACTTTATATGACTTATCGAAGAATGCCCATCTTTTTGTTAAACCTTTTAATACTTTTTCGGAAACTTTTTTGTTTTGTTTTCGTATAAAGCTTTCCCACCACGACTGATGGTATAAAGCTAATGTGTCACTATCCTTTAATCCAAATTCACTCTGTAACTTACTTACTCTTGATGAATACTTACCTTTCATCTTACCAAAGTCTTGATGTTTTGGAACTTTTAAGAAATGTGGTGAACCGAGTGCGTATTTTTTCTGTATGTGTTGATTTATTTGTTTCAACATTCCTGCTAATATACTACCACTACCTTTTACCTCACCGATTACATTTCCTTTTTCATCGTATCGCAATGCTCCGTGAAATACGATTTGTGTTACATCGTAATCGATTACATTTGCGGATGCTGGCCACATTACTTCCAGATTCATCCAATGTTGTCCTTCGTTGAATATCTTATCTTTCTGTTTTTGTGATAATTTCTTGACACCTTTTTGTATATCAGTTACTGCAAATCCAAATGCGTCTGATATATCACCTCTACCTTCAAATTTTGATTTTATCCCTTTGACATCGAGTGCAGTTTTACCGAAGTTTTTGATGTGTCCTTTGTTTCGGGCTATTAAAAGTTTTCCGTCTTTCCAAGATACCATAAGATTTTGACCATCCATCTTTTCTGTTACATTATCTTCACGATTTAATTGGCCACCGAATCCAAGTTCAATTATTTTCTTTAAGTCACCGAATGTTAAATCTTTATCATCAAATGGATGATTCATGTGCCCCGCTGCACCCCCTTCTATCAACAAAGTTCCTTTAATATCTTTCAGTAATTCTTTAAGAGAAATTGAATTTTTTGTAAATTTACTTTCATTTAATGAATGATGTATCACTTCTAAATTTTTATGATGTGCAATCACTTCAATCGGAACATTATTATTAAAACCATAACTTATAGAAACTTTGTGATCTAAATGCCAATCTCTACTTCGTTTCTTGGCATTTGGAATATCATAAAAATGTTTTTGATAATTTTCATTTGTTAATTTTCTAACATTTTCACGATATAATTCAAATTCATCTTTATCTTCTGGTCTTGTCCATTTACCAGATTCATACATTTTTTCCTTAAATACATCTGTATCGAATCCGTGTTTAGATGTTATTTCTCGTTTACTTAATCTTAATTCTTCATTATTCTTATAAGTTTCTTTTAGTGATTTAGATACCCTTTCTCTATTTTCTACACTTTTATTTCTTAGCACTAAATCTGGTCTTTTATTACCTTTATTACCTTTACCAGCAACATATCCACCTTTAGAACATTGCTTTCTTCTATCTTCACATATAAGTTCAGCATTTGGATATTTTTCTTTATATTCTTCTCGTGTTATATTATGTTTTTTCAGATGACTATTATTTATTTCTTTTAATTCTTTACCACATTCTTTACACTCAACATAAGCACCACCTTCTGTTAATAAATCTTTCCACCATTCTTCTGTAAACGCTGATTCTTCTACTTTAACATCTTTACTAACTTTTTCTACTTCTTTTTCATCACTCTTTTGTTGTTTAAGTATAGCTGTTGTATCTTTTGAAATTTGTTTTTTCGTTTCTTTTTCTTGTTTATCCATGAAGTTCATTAACTTAAAACCAACTGATTGAGCCACTTTTTTCATATTTTTAACCCATTTGTTGTAACCTTGTACTCCAGTTAAATTATCTTGGTTGTTTGGTGTTTTACCAGTTCCTATGCCAGCTGGTAAATAACTTACTGAATTTACTCTATCATTACTAAATTCTTTTTTGTGTGGTGGAATATTTTTAATATCAACATCCAATATATAATCAATTACTTCCCATCCAAGTTGTTCTGCTTGTTTTTTATTTCTTCCAGCATATCCACCCATACCTTTCATAAGAGCGTTTGGACCAGAATCAACTGCTTGTATTCCACTTAAAGTTACCGTTGAAGCTTCTTTTATTATTTCATCCATATCAATGGTTGTTAAAAATTCATCAATATTTTCATCAAAGATGTTTGGTTTCTTTGGTATTCTCATTCTCATAGCCGATTTACCATTTATAAGTAAATCACCCTTTTCGTTCCAACCTATTGTTTTAATAACAACTTTTTTATTTTTGAATTTACCCATTAAGACTGTATCACCGATTTCTATTGGTAAATCAACTCCCTCACTCAATTGATTTCTTAATTTTTCTATTTCTTTTTTTATTTTTTCTTGATTTGGTGAACCAGGCATTTGTTTAAAAGCTTTAGAATATAATTTAGCTATTTTTAATTTTAATGCTTTATCTTTTTTACTACCTTTTTCTAACCAACCCTCAACAGCAAACTTCTTATTAGATGATTTAAAGTTTTTCTTTCTCATAATTGTTTTGGCAATCATCTCAAACTCGTTACCATTCCATTTTAATACAAATGGAACATTTACATCTGTTTTCATATCTTTCATAACAGCTTGAGCATCTTTACCTAATTTAGAAATAACTTTTCCATATTTCTTATATGTTTGTCTGAATATTTTAATTACTTCGGCAGATGATATTGGTTTTATATTTCTTTTATCATTAACTCTATCTAAAAAGTGTCTTGTAAATTCAACATCTATTCCTACCTTACCCCAAAGTTTGTCTAAATACTTTTCTACTTGTGATAACTGACCTCTTGATACATCTTCAGTTACAGGTTCATATCCTCTTTTCTTTTTATCTTTCTTTCTTTTTTGAACACCTGGTTTAGATTCATCACTATCATCAAAATCATAAGTTTCAGGTTCTGATTCTAATCCATCAATATGAGGACCGCTATGATATCTATGATGTTTAATAAATTGTTTGAATTTCTTCTTATCTTTTGGGTCAGCTGGTTTTACTTTTTTATATTTATCAGATACTTTCGTTGGTAAGCTTTCTGATATTTCTCTAACAGACTTTTCAAATCGTTTTGTTAATAAACTGAATAACTTATCATCATACCAACCAAATATATCTTTAAATAAACCTTTCTTTATATCAGTGTCAAGTTTTAATGTACCCAATGAATTTCTCATCATTGTTCCTGATATTTCTTTTCCACCAACTTTGATTGAGATGTGCGGTGCAACTAAAAAGTATCCGTGTTCTTCATAACCTTTTACATCTTTAATATTTTTTAATGGTTGGAAATATTTAGCTCCACCAGAAGCTTTCTTCCCACCACTCAAACGACCAGCATCCTTTTCACCAAATATGAACACAACTGCTGTTGTTTCTGGGTCATATTTCTTTAATATTTCTTCTGCGAGATATGGATTTTTAACTTGAACGACTTTACTTGATGAAACACCATGTTTTTTCCATACCATTTGTTTTTCTTTGAAATTCAATGGTGATTTTGATGGTTCTTGTTTGTTTGATGTAGCTATAAATGTATTCTTACCGAATTTCTTTTGTAACCACTTGAATGTTTTTGCATGATGAACACCTGCAGGTTGAAATCTTCCGGGATAAATTCCAATGACAGTTTTTATCTTTTTATCGTTTCTAATTTCATTAAGAAATGGTTTTATTAATTCTTCTGTAAGTTTATTCATCATCTAAACTCATTATCTGTTATCTATTCCAAGATATTTTGCTTTTTCTTTGTTTAACCACTTGACTAAATCATTTGTATTTTTAAATTCTTTATCGTATTTATTACCTATCGCATAAGGTCTACCAGCATTACCATTATAAATTTTAAAAGTATCTCTTTTAATAGTAACTAAAACAGCATCTCTATCATAATGTGATGGTATTGATGTTGTTTCACCTGTCGGTGATATTATATGTTTTCCACCATGAGCTTTCCATAGTGCTTCGTTTAATAAATCTTTTAGTTTAATCATTTACATTTCTCCTGCTTGTATTGAATTATCTTCGTTCCAAATCCAATCACCGATGAAAGTATATGCGTTAGTGTCTTGGTGGTGCTGGAACACTATCTTTTCCGTGTTTCTTTTTGTATTTTTTGATTTGTATTGATGTGTTTCCATATTTCTTACACCACTCCCTCAATCTTTTTTTTAACATCTTTCTGTCTTTTGCTTTTTTACTTGGCATTATTAATAAGTTCCACTCCCACCACAAAAATCACATTTTACATCATTTTTATCTGCTCCTGAACCCTTACACTTATCACATTTTTCTGATTTAGGTGGTGAATTACCCAAATAATAAGCTATTCTACATCTTTCTTTATAATCCAATTGGTAATCTCACATTCTTTGATGGTTGAACTACTCTACCTTGACTTTCACAATCACCATCAACTACTCTTAATAGTTTGGTTGAATAATTATGTTTATCTAATTTCTTTTTTCCCATAACTATCTCTTTTTAAGTATTCTTTGTTTTTTAATCCATTCTTTACCCTGTTTGTTTTTTACAGGTTTCTTAACGAATTTGTCTATATACTTTTTGGTTAGCATACTAAATTTCTTTTGTGCTTCTTTTGGTTTAAGGAACTTTGAATTATCAACTACAATAAAATTATTCCCAAATAAACCTTGAAACTTTCCTAAATTATTTTGAACATCACTCCACGATTTCTTTACAATATCTTCTGGAACTACTCTATCTCTTGATTGATTTCTCTGCAATGCTACTTCTAAACTTGTATTAACAAAAATCATATAAGAATCATATCCTATCTTTTCCAATTTCTTTTTTTGTGATGCTATTTTTCCATACCGGTGACCAGTTCCATCTATAATAACACCCAATCTTCCATTTGTATAATGCCTTAATCTTTTTTTACTTAATTCTTTTGTGAATGTTCTGGCACTCGAATAATGTTCATAATCTGGGTCTGTTAATTGTCTGAATAAATCTTCTGGCATATTATCTAAATCGTGACCGAAACCATATTTATCTAATAAGTTTTCAAGTTCCTTATCTTGATTTACCATTTTTAATCCGGTTGCCGATATGTTAATTTTTTCAGGAATGCCGAATAAATTGGATGCAAGATATGATTTACCACTTCCCGGTCCACCAGCTAAAAAGACGGCTTTAAGAATACCAGGATCATCAACTCCCTCTGAAAGTATATCTTTAAGTAAATCTTTTAGTTTAAGCATAAACACTTCTCCATTTATGTATATAGTTTATCATATATAAATATAAAGTTATTAAAGATTAACATAATTAAATCTTTGTTATGATAGGAATTAAACCCCTATCATCCCTATAATAATTGCAATTATCTGGTACATTTATATCCATAAAATATTCTTCATATTTTATCATTTTGTTCTGTTTCATTCTAGTTTTTAAGTTTCTTTCTGGGTCGTGAATGTATGCTGATACTTTGGTATTTTCATTCATATGTGAATATAAACAAATATCTAAAAACATAAAAAATCTTTCACCTATTATTCTCTTTTCTAAATCATTTTTCGGTTGTTTTAATGGATAATCATCAAAGAATATTTCATCAAATTTTCCCAAATCATTAAGTTTTTCTTGCCAAGTTCCTTCTACTATAATAATATTATCATAATTTTTTGCCCATTTCTTTAATCGTTTAATTACTAATGAATCCATTTCGATGATAGTGTGAGATTTAGGTTTATACTTTTGTATTTGTGTTGCTGAATATCCCATACCAAAACCTATTTCTAAAACATCACCTTTTGGTTGAAGTTTATCTATACATTTTTTCATATAAGATTTTTCCCATTCCATCATCACAATATTATCGGTTGTATTTAATAAAATATCCTTATCATAAACATCTTTTTTATATATTAAATTCATATTATACTGTCCTCTGTATGTTAATTTTTCCACCATGAATTTCATCGTTTATATTATTTGGATTCCATTCAATAACTATATAATTTGTTCCATCACCATCTACATCTATTATATCAATCGTGGTGTTTGTATTTCCAGTACCTTTTGCTGTTGAAGTATCATTAACTATATTACCTTCAAACACCGAAATCGTATCTGTACTATTTGAATAGATATAAACTTCAATTGCTGTAAATCCTTTTGGTATCATTTTTATAGCGTAGTAATTTACTGCCGTACTTGACGGTACAATTGAACCACCATCATCTGAAGTATATGGTGGAAATTCATCACCTCTGTTATAATTATTTGTTAATGTAAAATCACCAGGTGTTATAGCAATAAATTCATCATTACCATGCCAACCATCATTCCATCTATTTGTTGTATTTGTTAATGAACCGAATGATGCTGAAACTGCGTAAACTTCACCGCTTCCACTTATGTTACCTGCTGCAGTAATGTTTCCAAGATTACCTGCTAATACAACTCCATTATTACCAAGTGTTAGTGTATCAGTATTTGGTTTAAAAAACAAACCATTTGTATTATTAACAAGATTTTGTCCAGCCTTCTTAAATAATGGATAATGAACAGCATCTTCTGATGTATCTGTAGCACTAATATTCAATTCGTTTGAAATTAAAGTTCCACTTGCACTTATGTTTCCACTTGAGGTTATGTGTCCTGTAAATGTATGTGTGTCATCTATTGTATCACCGAATTGAGTTGAACCACTTGAATAGATTATTGACGCTGATGTAAATTCTGTATGAAATTCTTGTGCTGTTATTTTTCCAGCTACTGTTAAATCACCGCTTGTTGATAAATTACTAACATAAGTTGTATTTGTAGCAGTTGATGTTATATCACTTCCTATAATAAATGAATTGTCGTGATTTAGATTATTATTAGTTCCACCGAGAATTGAACCTGAATTTGCATTTGTTATTGTATTTGAATATCCACCGAGAATTGATGCATATATTGATTCTTGTATTTTATTTGATTCTCCACCACCAATGAATGTTGCTTTATTATCGACTTCAGATGAATATATTCTATTTTGATAACCACCGGCTATTGTTGGACCATTTAAAATAAAATCTCCAGATGTACTCGCCGTTATTTCATTTTGATAACCACCACCGATAGTTGGACCAAATCCTGCTCCACCAGGTAAATCTATTTTATTTTGGAAACCACCGTTTATAACACCATACATATATGAGAAAGTACCTTCACCTAAAATTTGATTTGTAGTTCCACCACCAATGTATGAATTATTTACACCTTCTAATTTATTAGCCCCCCCACCTACTATAACATTTAGTTGGTCTGAACCATCACTTGTATTTGTATATATTTTATTACTACTACCACCGACAATCACATTATGTTTATCTGCAGAATTGCCAGAACTTGTTATTTGATTTGTGCCTCCCCCAAGTATAAGATTAAATACATATCCAGTACCCGCTGTTTTTATTAAATTATCTTTACCACTAAATATTCCACCATATCCTGCCCCGAATATTGTATTATTAACACCACCACCAATAACAGATTGTTTTGATGCTGATATTCTGTTTCCATCTCCGGCCATTATAGTAGATGCTTCTGAACCAGTTATTTTATTATCAATACCAGATACAACTGACGAACCAGATGATTGGAAAATATCATTATCTTCACCGGCTAATATAGCTGAACCCGATGATTCTGTGGATGTGTTTTTATCCGAATCGTGAATAGCTGAACCACCATCTTTTGTTGAAAAGTCAAATATATTTCCTTTTCTAACACCACCAACATAATTATCCATTAATATTGATTCTTTTGTCTTATCATAAGTCATTCTAATACCATCATTGACAGTTGTACCAAACATAATAGCACCACTTCCAGTAACAAGGTTATCTGGTGTTTCTAATATTAATGCAGAACCTGAATAATTAGTTATTGAACCAGTTATTTGTACATCGACATTATTTTGAGTTATGTCTTGTGCAAATTCTCCGTTAGAATTTAGAAATCGTAATCTAAACTCTATATCACCTTCTCTGCGAATATCTCTGGGAACTGGGAACTTTTGTAAATCTGATATTGGATTAAGTCCTTTTGAATTTGAAGCTGTTATTTCATAAACACTACTACTTAATGGATATGTTGTTAAAACTTTGTATTCATTATTTTGTGCTCGCGTTTCACGATAAGATGCTTCTATCTTATCAACCTTTCCACCATACGTATGAAGATGACTTGCACTTATATTGAGATAACTTCGTTTATAGTTAGAATCACCCGTATCTAAATCAATAGATTCTGAAAAACTTGAACTTAGTTGAATTGTATTTATATCTTGGAATAATATTGGAGATGAATTTGGTAAATCTTTTCGGATTTCTATTGGTAATATACATCTATAATTAGATTTATATTTCCATTTAGGTGGAACATTATCTAATTCACCGACTATCGTAAGTGTACCTGTTCCATTTTTTATATCTTTATGAGTTCGTAATGGATCTTCTTTTATCCAAATATAAAATACTATCGCACCATTAAAACTATCAGAAATAACATCAGTTACATCAGTATAGATTACCGTCCCATCTCTATCTTTAGCTTCTATCTGGAGTTTACTGCCATTTCTCAAAACATATTGAGAATCTGGTGAATCTACGATAGATAATGTTCCATAATGTTTACCATATGTAAATATGTCTGGAAATCCGTTAATTTGAACATACATCGGATTAGAACTATCAGTTTCAACAAAAACATTTAGTTTATCAAGGTCAAGTCTGTTGGCATATTTTTGAGACAATACAATTCTCCTAATTTAATACTATAATTCACATATAAATATCAAATTAAGAAAAAAGTATATATTTTTAAGTGAAAGTAATCTTACTTAGTCCATCATTTACATTGATTGGGATTAAAGTATCCATATAATCTTTGATTGTATCTAGGTGGGTGATAATCATAACGAAATCAAACTGGGTTTTGAGGTAATTGAATGCACCTTCCATATTTGCTATGTTATCACTATCTAATGTACCAAATCCTTCATCTAAAATAAAAAAATTGGGGCGGGGAAGTGTTGATACGTTTATTAAACCAATTCTGATGGCCAATGATGATACAAATCGTTCCATTCCACTCGACAATTCCAAATTCCAACACTCATCACCATAACAGATATAAGCATTGATGTTCTTTCCTTCCATTTCAAGTTTAACAGAAAACCCAACCATCATACTATCAAGAACTTCATTTACTTCCCGTTCAATTATTGGGATTGTCTTTGAAATTAAGTCATAAGGAACACCATCTTTTGATAACGCCATTAGATAAACATCATAATCAAGTATCTTTTGTTCTACATCGATTAGATTTTGTATATCTTGTTCAATCTGTTGTTTATTGTTCTTAGCTATTGATAAGTTTGATAATACTTTTCTATGTGTGGTGTCAAGTTGTTGTTTTTTATGTGTTTCTGACATAATAGAAGCAGTTACATCTGATATTTTTTCGTTTGTTTCTTCGTTTTCCTTAATTTTTTCTTCCAAATCATAGTATAACTTAATCTTTTCTTCTATACTTCGTATTTCACCATTAATTGTATTGATTTTTTCTTCTTGGGTTGTTATTTTACCACCGATTTTGTATGCGTCTTGTGTTACTTGATTTAATTCATCACTAAATATGTCGAAATCTTGTTTATTTTGTTCGGCATCTTTAACCTTTTCAAGAGCGTAGTCGGCTAATACCTTTGAACCTTTTAATTTAGTGTATTCTTCGTTTAATTTAAGTAACTTCCGTGATATATGTGCTTGATGATTGATGTGTTCTTCACCATTCTGAGTACAATAATCACATTCTTCATCATATTGATACTTTTTAAGTTCTTCAAGTAATTCATCGTTTTGGTCGATTTGGTCTGTTATTGATTTTAGTCTGGTATCTACTTGTCTTACATCTGATACTAAATCTTGGTATCGTTCATAATCAGATTGAATCTTTTCTTCATCTAACTCAGCCAACTTTGTGTGATATTCATTATATAGAGGTCGTAATGTTTCTCTGTAACTCTTATCTTCTTTAAGTTGTTTTTCTATGTCTTGTTTTTGTATTGTTTTTGAAGCTTTATCATAATCAAGTTGTTCAACATCTAACTTATCACCAATTATATGTAATTTTTTATTTAATTCTATCTTATCATCTGTTAAATCTAAAAGTTTATCTTTTAATTCATCTATTTCAGTTGATAATTCATCATCTTTGACTTCTAAATCACTAATCTTTTGGTCAGCTGTGGCTAATTCAGCGTAACTATCTTTCTTTCTGAATTGTTTTAGTAATATTCGTTCTTCATTACTATCTGACCTTGCTATTTCATATAATTGGTCGAATATATCAATATCCATAAATTGAGAAAGTATCTGTTTTCGTTCAGCTTGTTTCTTATCAATGAAATTCATTCCGTTTGTCTGTAATGAAAGTGATGTTAAGATAAAGTCATCAAATGTTCCTAATATCCTTCGTATCTCTTCATTTGTTCCACTACCATATTGTGAGTTGAAACGAGCTGCTCCACTTAAATCTACTTTAGTATCGCTATCATCAATCATATAGAACTTCACAGCAACTGGACAAGTGTAAGTTACTTCACCTGTCTTTCTACTTTTACGAGAATGGAGTGTTCCCTCTCGTTCAATCCAATAACTTTCCCCATTTACCTCTACATTTAGTTTAGCTACGAACTTTTGTTTCTTTTTATTGAGAACTTCCATCGCTTTACCAGTTCTTGAACAAGTATCATAGATTGTGTATGAGATTGCATCGAATAATGCTGATTTACCAGAATGGTTTGGTGCTACTACACCGATTATACCATTTAGTTTTTCAAAGTCAATCTTATTACCTTTACCATAAGAGAACATATTATCAAACTCAAATGATTTGATTTTCCAATCAACATTTCGTGTTATATCACCGTCGAATATTTCCGGTGAGTTGTTGGTCATTTCGTTTATATCACAAACTCGTTTGATTGTTTCAGCATCTACACCTTCAATGTTGTTAGCCAAGTAATCTGTGATAAGTTCATTTTGATATTCAACATCTCTTACATCACCGATGTCTATTTTGTTTATACCGACACCATCTATCTTTGATAACGCATCTTGTTTTTCTGCCTTTACCTCTTTTAGTTTTGGATACTTTTTTCGTAAGTCAATTTGAATGTCTTTAATTTGTTCGAGGGAAGTGTTCCAATACTTAATTTTTACATTACCTTTAGGAGGTATGTATTTCATCTTATTTTGTATGTTCCCGTCTATAACTTCTATTAGCTTGTATCCATAGTCGTTTTCTACTTTGTGAAATTCAGCTTTCTTTGTTTCAACATCCCATAGTAGAAATCCATGAGCAGGTTCTTCTGTATAATTCTGTTGGATTGTTGAACCCGCGTACCAAGCTTCTGGTGTTTTCTTTCTAACTTTAATTTTTTTACCCATCTATTTCAAATGCTCCATAAAATTAACTTTATATTCAGTAATATTATTTGCTTCAATATATTCATTTGCCTTTTGTATCTGTAAGTTAAATAATTCTTTATTACGAACATATCCTTTAACTTCTTCTAACACTTTTTTACCATTTTTATATTCTATTAAAAAATCTGGAATATACCATCTACGCTTTCCAAGTTTAATACATATTTTATGTTTTTAAAAACATAACTATTCTTCAATTATTTCCCAACCATTTTTAATATATTGTTCTAAATCATCTTCATCTATTTCCATTTCAATATCACCATATTCTGATAATTTTTGTTTCAAATGAATATCTCCAGCCATTAAAATATCATATCCAGAAAATGTATTCACAGAAACATTTTCATCTGTAACTTGAAATCCATTATCATATAAGAATGTTCCAACAGCACCGTGAAATAAAGCAATCTTATGGTCATTATCTAAATCTTTTGGGTCTGGAAGATTTGTTGTAACTTGATTTCCATCTTTGTTTATATCAAATATAGACATAACACCAAAGTCAATATTGTCTATCGTATAAACACCTGATTTCTTCCAATAATGAAGATTTGGATTTATCTTTTGAACTAAATCAACAATAGGTGAAAGTGTATCTTCTCTTGATTTGTTATTTAGATTACAATCGTGATTACCAGGAATGATGATAGTGGGTGCTATCTTTGATAACTTCAAAAATAGATTTGCTACCATTCTAACTTCTTCGGGTGATGTGTCTAACTTACCATGTACAATATCACCACCGATGTAAATCAAGTCTGGTTTTAGTTGTTTAAGTTGTTTGTATAATCTTTTGAAAACTTCTCTATATTCTACAAACCTATGTAATTTTCTGATATGGATATCAGATAAATGTGCTATTGTTTTAACCATAAAGTTTACCTTTGATTATATCTGAAAAGCTTGTTGGTGTTGTTCTATCAACAAGTTCCCAAAATTCTTTGAAACCGAGTTCTGATGGATCTTTATCTGACATCTCTAATAAGTATGTTTCAATTCCAAAATCCATTAAATATTTAGTGAGTTTGATTGCGTCTTTTTTAGCATCTTCGTCTAATGCTATATAAATCTTTTTAACTTTTTTCTTTACAAGTTTCATTACCAATGACTTTGATGGAAATTTACCTAATAATGGAACAGCGTTTTTTCTAACAGCGATGGCGTCAAAAACTCCTTCAACAAAAATTAGTGGCAAATCATAATTCAAAAATAACTCAAAACAAATTGTATCCTTTGATAGTGGGGGATTTTTATATTTAAATTTACTGTTCGGGAAAATGTCACGTGCAATATAATAATTAAGTTTTCCATCTTCATCATAACTTGGTATGATAATTCTGTTTGAGTAACCTCCTCTATCACAATAACCTATTGAATATCTTATTATCTCTCTTGCATTTATTCTTCGTTTTTTGAGATAGTAGATTGCGTTCTTGTATATCGGGTCATCTGATGGAATCCATAATGGCTTGTATTCATCTGGTAATGAAACATTATGAATTGTTTCTGTTTTATCTGTTTCATAACTAACATATTCATCTACGAGTTGGAGTGCTTCTTTTATTAAAGTTTTGGGTGCACCGAGTTTTCGTAATAGTTGTGATATTTTATGACCACCGGCGTTACAAGTCCAACAATGCCATTTCTGTGTTTCTACATTCACTTGAAGTTTCTTTTTGTGATGATTACAGAAATTACAGAAATAGGCATGTTCCCCATTCTTTAATTGATAACTCTTTCCGAGCACTTTTTCTAATAATGTTATAAGTTCTAAATTATACATATTACAATATACAACCTTTTTATTATATGAGTCAAGTGTTTTTTATCCACACAATGACATAACTAACGCATCATAAGAATCTATATTCCTGGGGTCAAAATTTCCTCTTGTTGTTGTTTTACACCATTTTTTTGTATCAAATCTTTGTTCAATTTGTTCTCTAACATAATCTTTTGACTTAATACCTTTAACTCTTGCTTTCCCTAAAACTTTCTTCCTGCCGGTTGATGGATTTATGTTTTCAACTAAAACTTGAAATTCATCTTCCAATACGAATGAAAGGATTGCATTGAATTTAGCTAATTTAACAATGACTTGTTGAGATGTTCTTCCACCCATAAATCCTGATAAACTATCTTCAATATTTATTTTTTCTACCCTATCAATATACGGACTTTTATGTAATTGAGTCAAGACAAAAAATGTTTTATTTTTTGGTGTTTTTTGTGTTTTGATGTCGATAAATCCCATTTCAAGGATTTTCTTATCTTCTGTGAATGCGTATCCAACTGTTGTAGTTGATGCATCTATTCCTAATGTAACCATTTTGTTTCCTTACATATCTAATTTAATTTTAAATGTTGTTGCTATCTTATCACTTTTCATTATTGGTTTTGGTAATTTTGCTATTATAACTGGGTCATCATATTCACCTCTATTATATAACGCTATGTTTGTTATATAGGGGTGCCAATCACTTCCTGTAAACTCTGAACATAAATATGGATTTGATAATATCGGTGAACCAAAAGATGCAGTAGCTTGTTCAAATGTTACTGATGAACCACTTGTTAAACATCTTAATGAATAGTTCATAGAATAATCAAATTCATTTGGATTTATTGTTACTGAATACTCTTTTGTATAGTTAGTATCAGTTGAATCAAATTGAATTGTATAATTAGAAGCTGATGTTATATCAGTATAATTTATACTACCTGACCACGAACCTGTTTCTGTAAGTATAGCCATTCCCATATCATAAAATATATTGCCTACATAATTATCTGATGATGATATTGATGTAGCTGAACTTTGTGAGATTGTCGCATTTGATGAATATAAATTACCATAACCATCATCTTTAATGATGGGATTATTTCCTGCGTTGTTTGTATATGACTTATCTGTTAATGTAAAGGTTCCTGTTTTTATTTTTTCACTATAATATTCTTGTGGAATTGAAATTATAGAACCAGAATTATAACCATGAAACTTATTTAAATATTGTGGATTTACATTATCATATATAGTAAAGTTTGATGTATGAAATTGATATTTAGAATCTGGTAATAATGTTGGGGAACCACTTGTATAGAACAGTACATTCAATGACTGTCAATATTTGTCATTGAATGATGCTGAAATAAATTGAGTTGATGTTAGTCCAGAAGAACCTGTATTTAAGTTCTGTGTATAATGAACTATACTCTTATTTGTAGTTGTTCCTGATTTATCAATATTTTTATATACGAACATATCATAATACTACTAACGACATTAATAAGTTAATTTAACTTTTATTGTAGCTTCTGAACTAAAGTTCTTTTTCAATGGAGTAGATAATTTACCTGTTGCTACAACATTACCGGCGTTATCATAAAGTTCAACACCTGAAATATACACGGAAGGATTACCTTTCATCGTCGCGTGTCTTATTTCATTCAATGAACCACTAACAAATGTTGGATTATTACTAAAGTTAGATTCACCTGAACGAACTCTACAAAAATAACTTACAGATGTTTGGTCTTCTTCATCTCTAAATTTCAAATAAGCGCCCGTTGGTTTTAGACAATTTATAAATCTTAGAGCTGTGTTATAGTCTTCACCTTCTAATACATTACCACTATTACCAGCACTTCCGAAACCTTTCATAGTAGCTGTATTATATGTTACAGCTGTGGTATTCTGTGCTCCTTTACCTGGAATACTAGCAGATAATTCAGCTCCTGAGAATACTAACGTACCTTGGTCTGGATAGAACCATCCGTAAGTTGTAACCGCGGCTGTTACTACTGCTGTACCTTGTGAACCACTTACAATATTATATCTTGGGCCAGCTGGAGTTGCTGTAGCTGCTACTGTATTACTATCGTCTGTTAAATGTAATAACGTGGCTCCTGCGGATCCAGCTGTATTAGAACCAGATAATACGACTGTCCAGTTCTTTTTATTAAGTCTATCTTTCATAAGACTTCTCTTAGCATTTAATATATATATTTCAGTATCTTTACCAGAAGCGACTGCACTTGTGCTACCTGGAGATGAAATGACAAATCCACCAGTAACTTCATTTTCTGATAATAAAAGATTGGCCCAATGTTTATATACAACTTCAGTTGGTGATTTTATATCATCTATTGTAGCACCGGTGTCTCCACCGTATCCTAGAGAATTACCATAAGAAACATTAAATTGGATAGAACCCGTGACAGTATCCTTTGCTATTCCATAATAATATACTTCATTTGTATCAGATATAGATGCTGAATGTAAATCAGCTGCGTTTAATTGTACAACACTATCAGAGAAATAGGCTGATGTAATTTTATCAGTTGATGTTATTTTATCTACACCTTCTTGTGTGTTTAGTGTATGTCCTGCTACTATCATTGCCATCGTGTTATTCTCCTAAATTATCCTATTGTAGATGTACTTTGTATTAACTGTCTCGTATCTTTATTGAAATTAACTTTAACTTCAATAGTTGCATACGCTCCAGTTGTATGAATAAATGTTAAATTTGTTGTTGCGTTATTAGTATCTCTAATTGTTTGAGGTTTTATTTTAAATGTATAACTAGGTCCACCACCCGCTAATTCATATAAAGCTGCTTGTGGAATATTTTGTTCATATATAAATGATAATGCATTACCAGTAACATCAACTTGTGTTCCATTTGCAGTTACAATATTTTTATCTTGAACTAATAATTGACACCCAGCTGTTCCACCACCTGAGAAACCTACTACTGTCGCAGTAAAATCTTTTGGTGTTCTTGTGTCAAATACATATTGTGTAGTTGGGTCTGGATTTAACTCTAATACAGGCATTGATATTGTATCTTTATTTAAAGTTATCAATTTATTTCTCAATGCGTATTGTGAGTGTACTGACGCTTCTACCATTGGTAAATTTTCAATAGCTTCACCATAGTAAGCAGAACCGCTTGGATGATCAGCATTCCAAAGTGTATAATCTACACCCGTATCAGATAAAGTAAAAGCAGTAACATTAAGCTGTTTACCTTCGGAAATCATTTGTCTTCCCTTTTTCGTTAAAACAGCATCTACTGTTATTGTATCACCATCTAAATATCCCATTGTTTCTTCTCCTAAAATTTTTACTTACGATAATTAATAACTACATTACAATTCATATATAAATATAAGATAATTAAAAATTATGTTTATTTTAATTTGTTGTCAGAGCCTTTTTCTAATTTACCTCGCTCTACTCTAATTCCATGTTCAAATGCTACTTCTACACTATAAAATGAAGCACTTGAATAATCTTCTACTTCTAATAAATTTAAGAAACCAGGATTTGTACTTAATGTTCCTTTATACCACTTATCTGTATCATCTCTACTAAACTTACTCCAATGATTACTCGGAAACAATAATGTACCATCTGCGGATGAAGTATAATATGATGTTTTACCGACAGGTCTTCCATCTTGTGGTGCGGGATTTCCGTTTATATAAGAATTATATGTATATCCTTTTCCTTTATCTCTAATTTCTCTATTTAAATGATTATTACTATCTGTAAAATCTATATCAAATGTATTACTATATCCCTCTGTTGTTCTATATGAACCAGACATAACTTCTACATCACCTATCATTCTAAAGACAAATCTATCATCAATATGTCCAACATTATAATCACCCAATGAACCAGAATCATCAGAAGCCATATTTAAGAAATGTGTATCAGTATCACCTGTACCCCATTCGTTATGTAAGTTTCTAAATGGTTGTATCCAATGTGTTGAATGATAATCTACATCATTTGAATTTTTAGTTGGTATATATTCACTATTAAATACTGGTAATGGTGAAAATTCAACATCTTGTGTAACACCCCTTTCCATTGTTTCTTCTATATTAACTGGAATATCTATTGTAGTATCTTTTGATTGGTCATATATAAATTCTTCAATAACATTATCACTTACATTTATTTCAGTATTTTTTGTCTTATCATATGAAAAATCTTTAGTAATATTACTATCTATATCAATTTCAGTATTTTTTGTAGCTTCATAAGTTGAAGTTTCACCTATTAAATCATCAACTTGAATTTCAGCATCATTTGTCGATTCATAATTAGTTTCCGATAATGATGTTTTTTCGTTGACATCAATTAAACCATCTTTTGATGTTTCATAAGTTTCCAATAAATCAATACCTGAAATTATATCAATTTCTTTTGATAAATCAGCTGCTTTTCCATTTAATTCTGAACTAAATAATCCTGTTTCACCGTATTGTAATCTTGTTTTTTTCTTCTCAACTTTTTGATGTTCTAATAAGTGAGGTTTGATAGTTACACCTACAGAAGAATCACTTAATGTAGAACGGACCGGTACTACTTTTTTAATAGCTTCTATTGCAGATTGATTCCACATATTTTCATGAGCTCGTATAAATTTATTTGTATTGATAGTTATATTATAATTACCAAAGAAGTCATCTCTAAATGTATCCAAATCAGCATATGATGATGAATATCTATCAGATGGTTTTGTATATGATTTTAATATATCAGCGTCAGGTATATTACTAATAATAAAATCATTAATAAAATTAGTAGGTGAATTAGTTATTTCAAGTTTAGATGAATTAGTTCGTTTAAATTGTCCTCTTGATGTATCAGACATTGGTAATACTGATGGTTGAACTGGATTTAAGTTATGTCCTGTAAAAGTTCTTGTTGGATTAATTAAAATATTATTACCATCTTCTTGATTATGACTATCAGTTCTTAAAGTAAATTGATAAACATCAACTATATCATAACCATATAATAATGAACCTGTTATAATATCAGCTGATAATGATATGTCATAATTTGTTGGATTTGATGATGGGCCATTTGGATTCCCATCATAAACTTTTGGGTTTGTATTTATAACATCATCAGACCCAGTTGCATGTCAATTTTCATTTAATCTGTAATGATAAATGACTTCATTTTTATGTGATGTAATAGTATTACCTACGGCACTAAATTTATTTAATGTATGTTGTTTAAATTTTGAAGCACTTAAAGTTGTTGTCCAAGTTTTAATCTCTGCCAATGAACCACTTAATGTACTACCAACATATAGATTAGATGAACTTAATTGATGCCGACTACCACTTGATAACCAATTTTCATTTGCGTAATAATTTGAATCAGCAGTTAAACCTCCACTAATTGACATTGATACTACATTTAAGACTGAAATTTTATCTTTATCTTGTAATGCTGATGCTAATTTATATTCTTGTGTTCCTGAACCACTTATACTTGATGACATTCTTTGTAACATTACATTCCAAAGACTTCCTTCACTTAAATTTCTATAAGTTGTTGACATTGAAACTGCATTTGAAGCAATAGTAGATGAACCCGTATTAGTATTATTTAGTCTAAATTCAAAACTATGTAAACTTGCTGATTCTTTTACTCTTAAATCCCAAAGAGTTTCTGCACCACTACCACTACTTTTTAATATTTCTTGTGAAGTTGATGAATCTTTATGTTTATAAACAAATTCTATTGTATTGGAGTCTGCATTATTCATCCACCAATCAGTTTTAAGTGTTCTTTGTGAATTATAATTGAATATGTAGTTATATAATTTTTTCTTTCTTAATACAAATGAAACATTATCTGTTTTTCTTGATAGGCCACCAACCATTGTATTGAAGTCGTCTGTAATTGTTGAGGGGTTTTGTTCTTCTGATGACCCACCAAATTCTGATATTCCAATTACATCTGGTGGATAACCATAAATATTTAATAATGCTCTTACTGCATTTTTTGTTCCCTTTGATTTATAAAGGTATATTAAGTTATTTAGAGATTTTCTTCAAGTGTTATGTCTAACATCATCTTCTTTTGTTGCCGATGATAAACTTTCACCAAAGATAGATGATAAACTTCCTGTAAATGGTGTAATAAGTTCTCAGCCAAGATTTTCAGCTAACATTGGCATTAGATTTGTTGGAACTGAATCTAATTTATTATATCCACGATTATAAACTGATGTATAATTATCAATATGATTTCTAATTAAATCAAAATGTTCACCATTCATATTTAAGAATGTTTTTAATTCATCATACTCACTACTTTCTTGAATATAAGTTGGTAAGTTATTATTAAGATTATGGATATTTTCGTCATCAAAAGTTGAAGCTTGTGATTTTAATGTAGTGTACCAATCATTAAAGGTTGATGAACCTGTATTATACATATATGAGAATGGTAATGTATCTGTTGGATTTGTTGTTGTTATTTTAAAATCTGTTATATATGATGAAGTTACTGATGTTTCACTTATACCATCATACCACATACGAAGTAATGACCCAGCTGGCATTATTGAACCTGTAAATGAAACACCACTTTGGGTTACGACAGTAGCAATATCACTATAATTACTATGAGCTTTTATTGCATGTGAACCTGTTTTAACACTTCCACTTAAAATTTCATATTCAGCTGAACCTGCACCTCAATCAGTAATCAGTTGTGTGTCATAATTTACTGCTGCAGTTGGTACTCAATAAGATTGTGAAAATTCTAAAACATACCTACCCCAAGAACCAGATTTCATTGTTGGTTGTGATATGATATTTCGACTAAATGCATTCATTGGTAAGAATCCTGGATTTAATGCAGAATTTGATCAATAATTTGGATTTTCAGTAACTGACATCAATCCAGCACCTTGTGTTGAACTTAAAGATTCATCACCTTTTGTCATAAATGAAACATATATAGAACCACTATAATTAAAAAATGGTTTTTGGTGAATGTAAAATCGCTGGTTGCTCACGGGTATTCATTGACTTTTAATGACATCATTTGAAAACTTATATACTGTTCCTAAACCATCAAAATTATTTAATGTTGTTCTACAATTACTATTAAAAGAATCTTCTTCTCCATAATTATCACCTAAACTCGGAGCAGATGCTGTTGTTTGTGATTGTGCATCGTAATATAAAAATCTTTCATATGGTGTGAATGAATTTATTTCAGTTTGTATTTTATCAAATAAATCTTTTCTTCTGTTTACCATTGAGTTTGGTGACCGTT